GGTTCGACTCCCCTTATCTCCACCCTTATGAGGGTATTGATTTTATTGGGCGAAAGCGACTTTTCAGGCGGTGCGGAATGTGGGGACATTGTGGGAACTTGCAAAACCCCCTAACACCTGAAAGGCTAAAATCATGACACTGTACAAACGCGGCAAAATTTGGTGGATAGAGTATCAGGTAGACAACAAACGATATCGCCAATCAACGCACACGCAGAATTACAACGTAGCCCGTGCATGGGCGTCGCAGATTGACACGGCGCGGAAAATGCCGACATTTGAGGAAGCCGTCGCCGTACTAAAAATGTTCTACAAAAAACCGGTTGAGGGACTACTGCCGATCGAGTCAACGTTCGAGACCTATTTAGAGCTTGCAAAGGCAACCGGAAAAAACGCGATCTCGACGGACACAATGACGCGACGCAAAAACAACGTCCGCCGCCTTTTGGATTGGCTGCACAAAGAACGCCCAACAGTTAAAACCGTCGAAAGCATTACCGGCCCGATCGCAGCAGGATTCGCGAAACACCTTGCCGATCGCAAGTTGAAATCAAAAACGCGAATCAACATCATTGCAGATCTAACCACCGTCTGGAAACTTTTGGAAAACGCCTCGACTGGCATTAGAAATCCATGGTCCTCACTGCGGCCGCAGGACGTAGACGGCGAAATCGGAAAGGCATTCACCCACGCCGACGAAATACGCGTCCTGGAAGCCGCGCAGCGCGTTGGCAAAGACTGGCCAGGCATCTGCACCCTCATGCGTCATACGGGCCTCAGATACGGCGACGTTGCGCATCTGACGTGGGCAGACATTGCCGGCGACATTATACGCATTCGGCCGGCCAAAACAAAACGGCATAATATCATCATCACTATACCGATCATCAAACCGATTCGCGACCTCATCGAGACGATCAAACATACCGGCGACTATCTATTTCCGCTGCACGCTGAAATGTACGGAAAGACAAGCCCTGCCGCACGACGCATCTTGAATTTCCGCGAAGTGCTAAAAGCGGCGGGGCTCGACAACGCCGGTTATACTATCCACTCATGGCGACATACGGCCGCGACACGTCTGGCCGAGACGGGCGCGGACATAGAGACGCGAAAGGCGCTGCTCGGACACCGAGTAGATGCTACCGCCGAACGCTACGACCACGCGGACCATCTGGCGGAGAAGCGCAAAGCGCTCGAAAGGGCCGCCGTAGCGAGCGCAGGAGCGCGAGACGGACACGGGGCGATAGATTGCAAGGGATAAAAAGAAAACGCGCCTGCGGCCATTAAGACGCCCTAGGACACGCTGGCCGTAAGCGCGCAAATATCATCATCGAGCGTCGCCATCAGCTCAATCTTAAGCAGATTGATATACTGACTCCGTGACGAAATATTGCCGCCCGTGCTCGTCGAAAAATCGGCCCCAGGAGCATTCTTCGCAGCCGCCACAACATCTGCAACCGGATTGAGCGTGACAACGCCGTTCGTCGGCGTATACGTGCTATTGGCTATGATCGCATATCTGCCGTAAATGTCGCCAGGCGTCTCATCTGTATATGTCGTACCCGTCGAAATCATAATGAAATAAAACGGCCGAACAGACTCGACATGATCCGAATGATGCAACGTCACCACAACATTTCCGCTCGCATCTCTCGCGCTTGATCCGGAAGTGTATAAAAATAAAAACTGTGTCCCGTACGACGCATATCTCATGCCCGAGTAATCAAAATCGCCGCTAATACTGCCCCATTTAAGTTTGGGCATATACGACTCCATGAACGTCAGGCGCGCGGCTCCCTCTGAATTGATCGCCAACTGGTCCACGCCGCTGCAATAGCACTCACTGCCCAAAAACATGTTTTGGTTACTATACCAAAGGGGCGAAAAACCATCTTGAGCCGTGTACTGAGCGTATAATCCAGACATGCACGACGGCGCGGAACCGTTATTGTCCTTTAACCAATATCCGCGGGTAAACGCATTGTTGTAATGCCAGTACAATTCTCGTAGATTATCATACACCGTCGGCAGCGACGCGCGCACACCCGATGCAGGCGACGCCCACGCGCCGCGCCTAAACTCGTATTCATACGCGGCAGCCGCGCCGCCCGACGTGCTACCGTTGGCCGCACTCGACACAAGCGGCGTACCACTGTTGATATTATACCGCGCAGCAATGCACTCGCCGAGCCAACACAAATCCTCACCGCGTACATGCACATTCTTTCCGGAGACGGGCGCGTTGAAAACGCCGCCGGCATTGTACGTAACCGGCGGGTCCTGCGCAAGAACAGTGCCGCTAATATCCACGAGCGACAGATCGCCCGTGACGAGCTTGTATGACTGCCGCGACGTAATCATATGTAGCAGAACACCACCGGCGTTGAATATATCCCCGAGACCTGCTTTCCGCTAGCAACGGTCCCAACCCAAAGATTAACAATCGTCTTCGACGCCGTAGGCGGCGACGTGGTACACGTCGCGAGACCGGTCGTGAGATTAACGCTCACGTAATACACGCCATCAGCGACCGACGCAGCGCCAGAAGCCGTCTCGATACGATTGCCTACCTGCACGTATGGATTAAGCCAACCTTGCTGAGGGTCGAAATACCAAGCGACTCGACCGGCGCATTTGCAGTCGCCGCCGCCGCTACCGCCCTCTTCGCCCTCGTCGCCACCACCGCCGCCGGCCGCCTTAATGCCCGAAAGATCAATGTCGTCGCAAAACAGACCGTGATACGTCTGAGTATTGCCATTGGAGTCAACGTAGGATAGCGAGTGGATTGAGAAATTACCTTGGCAATCGCTAGGCAGATTAGTCATGTCGATGGATACCGTGTGGTCCCCATCTGTCATGATAAATTTTGGAGCGGAGCCAGCCGCATCGAGTGTGATGGCCACCGAGCCCGTCGGCTTGGAAACGACGATTTGAGCTTTTCGCGTCGTGTCCTCAAGTGATAGGAACGTGCTGCGATAGTCAATCTGGATCTTGCCGCTTGAAAAATCGTAAAGCTTATAATTCAGAACTTTGCCGCCCTGAGGCGCAGTCTGCAACGCGGTCGAAAGCTCCCATTGCCACACGGGATTTGGAGTCGCAGCCGACGGCGCCGCTTGCTTCCCGGACAAATAGACCGTGCCGGCATTCATTATGCCCGACACGTCGAAATCATTTAGCTGCTTATACTCACCCTCCCAATAGAAATGGCAGTGTACGAGTTTGTGAGTTGTAACCGTCGTTCCGGTCGCCGGATCGGCCGTTTCAGATTTCTCGTATTCAAACGGCGCAGAGCCCGGGCGCCTGATTTTCAGTTTGCGGTAAGAAACCTCATTGCTATCAACTTCGTTCATGTTGCCGTCGCGACATACGGCAGCAAACGTCGTCGCATCGCCGCCGATCTCAATCACGCTTTCGGTCGCAGGCGTGAACGTGCCAACCGGCCCTTGTATGCCGCGCACGGAGAATTTGCCAAACCCTTTTACATGGAAATGATTTCCCGATTGATCCATCTGCGAAGGATCGTCGGAAGGGTGCGCCACAAGTGAAAGAGAATGCTCGTCGGCATAGTAATGCTCATTGGCTTCGCTCCCGTTGCCGAACGCGTCGCCGGCGAAGATCAACGCAGACGTTACATACTGTCTGACATCTCGAACGTGCGTTGTCGAATCAACCGACGCGTCGCAAATGATAATCGAAAGCCCTATGTCCTCTTCTTCGTCAATAGCTTCTTCGGCAAATTGGACAGTGTTTCCGATTTCCGACGTGCCGCCCGACGCAGGCGTTTCGGCGCCAATGAGATTGAGATAGAGCGAGCCGCCGTCAGTGCGATCAAGAACGCTATCGGGCAAAATATACCAACCCTCGGGATAGTCGCCGCCTACCTCGTCCAAATCCTCGGTCAGATCGTACGCTACGCCGTCAACGCTCAAAAGCGCCTCGTCGGATGGCAGCCAGATAATCCAGGCGCCGTCGCCCTCGTCGGCAGACTGCGCCCATTTGACAGTAAACGGCGCAACATACTCGCCATCGATCGCGAGCTCGGAACCATTAGCGCGCCGGCGCGAAATCTCGCCAGAGCCGTTAATGTACTCTGAGAGCTTTCGCGCGGCGTTAGGGCCTAATACATAGCGTTTCGCCATTGTCAGCTCTCCGGAGTATTTTTAGTTGCCATCTACAAAGCAGTTCGCGCAAGTCTCTGCGACTGATCCGTCGCTGATGGTGCACAAGCCGTTTTTGCATTCGACCGTCGCCTTTGACACGTCGCCGCCCTGCGAAACGAATTTAGATATGCAGTTTTTAAGCGCCGCGAATCCGGCCTCACCGGCGACAGAGCCGCCCGAAGTCGCAATTGCCGCGCCAACTTTCGCGGCCAACTCGGCAGCGCCCTTGAAGGACGTCTCGACAAGCTTGTTAAGCTCGGCGGAGACGACGTCGCGGTAGTTTTTCACGGCGACTGATATGTCGTCGCCAGGCCGCCGACTAAAATCAATCTCTTCGGCGGTCTGCTCGAACCAATGTTTATAGTATTTCCACGTCTGGCCTTTGTGGATTAACTGAGCCTTACCATCCTTGTCGACGACGACGTCGCCGTTAGAGTCGCGCAATGCCTCATAGCCGTGGTCTTCGACTTTGATCGAAAGGCAGCCAGAGAGCAACGCGACGGCGACGAGCGCCAGACCGAGAACCATGTGCATCTTTTCCATGTGACACCTTCCTTTCGTTTTTCCGTTTCAAAAAAACTTCGCCCGCCCCTAGAGGGAAAACACAACAGGTTGACAGTACTGACCAGGAGCGGGCGTTCCGCTCACTCGAGCGAAATTCCTTTTTTTGCCTTGGCCTTGTAGGCGTCAATCCAGGCGGACCAGCCGACGACGCGGCAGACGTCCGCGACTTTCACGCCGACGCGACGCGCGAAGATGCGTAGCGGATTGTACCAAGCGTATTTTGCATCGGCGATAATGAGGTTATTCGCCTCAAGCTCGTCGTTCGCGTAGTTAAAGCCGCGCGTCGTCCCGTCACTCTCCGCGAAGCGCACGTCATGAATGAGCGTCGCCGCCGCGTATGTCGCGAGCTTCTTCGAGAGCGTTGCACGAACCTTCTCAGAGATTTTTTTGCAAGTCGCTTCTGAAAGCCATTTGACGTGAATGCTCTCAGGGCCTATGCCGTTGTACATCGCGGCCAAATCCTCAAGTGGAATCGACTCGCAATGCACCGCGCCGGACAGACCTAGCTCAAGCGCCTTGGCGAGTAGCGCGGAAGTCTCGTCGACAGTAGCCATCAGCAACCTCCCCTCGCGAACTTGACGAGCTGCAAAGCCGCGTCACTGCCTAATAGGATGTTTACCAAAAGAACGACGGCGACGCCGACGAGCCAGACCACCATTCGTTTGACACGCTTGCCGGTCGTGTATTGGCAATCGACAACGGCAATCAATGACGAGACAATCGCGGTATTCATCACCTCCGGTTTCTCCGGATGCGCGTCCGCGTTTTTAAGCTGAGCTACGCACATATTGCGAGTCACCTCATCCATGCTTTTAACCTCCCCCAGATTAATCGCTAATTGACCTGCGGCCCGACGACCACCGTGATCGTCTGAGTGGTCTGATTCTCCCGCTGCGCGTTACGCAAGTTGGCAAGCTCAGGCGGAAGGTTAGCGCGTTCCCACGCGGCCCGCATTGCGTCCTGCTTGCGCTTCTGCTCGGCTGCGGCCTTGGCAATCGCCTCGGGATCCCTGACGAGAGTGTTGTGCACTTTCAAGCCGCGATTCGTCGCGACAAAGCCGTCCGCGTAAAGGTCGACGCGGCAGATCATCGCCTGGCCAAGAGAATTGGTCTCGCCCGTTTCGAGAATGTACTGGCCGAGCCGCTCGCCGTGCCAGCGCTTGCGGCCCTGATGCGTTTCCATATCGCGCCAATACATGCGGTTGACCATGCCGAGAGCGCTTTGCAAGTCGGCGGCTGTCCAGGCATTAGTGGTGCCGTCGCTTCTCAGCGACGTCGCAACAACCTCATCAGCAGAAGCGCAGACGGAAAGAACGGATAACGCGACAACAATTAATGACTTCATTTCAAGATCTCCTTTGTGTTTGGGAAAGCGTATTTTTCAGGCGACGTGCCAGGAACAACAAACCCTTTCATCTGCCAAACGCCGTTAGTGTGTACGGTCGGCGCAGGAACGAAATTGGCCGCGACGAGAACATTATAGTTGGTCGCGTTTGGCAGGGCGTAGTCGTAAGGGTGATCAGCAATCGTCAAATGATAAGGCGTAAGCTGAACCCAATCGGCCACGTTGGTCGACGAGACTTCACGGGCGTAAACAAGCACTTCCGTTTCAGGCGGAACGTAGACGTACTTGGCGCGGACGGCGACGTGCGCAACGTCGTTCGTGAGGTAGGAACCGGCGTCTTCGATGTAAGGGTCGTTAACATTTACGCGACCGTAAAAACCCTTACTGCCGCCGTACATTGTCGCCAAGACAGCGGCAATGAAAAAGACCACGCGATTTGGAGTAATCTTCTTCATTCAGTAATTACCTCCCAAGTGACGGAGCCATTGTTATAGACCGGCCGCACCTTATGGACAGCGTCTGTGCAGAGGATGCCGCCCTGGACGTCGGTAACTGCGGAGTTTACGATTTTGGTAGAGCCGGGGCGCTCATACGAAAACTTGAAAAACATTGAGGGGGGAAAGGGAATGCCTCCATCAATCGGCAACCATGTGCTGACGCGCAGTTTCCACCCCACCTGATCATAGTCAGACAAATCAGTCCAATGTACGTCATAATACTGACCAAGCTCGCTTTGGCTGTGCCACACCGTCGCACCCGAGAGAAGATTCGTCGTCCAGTACATAGTAGGAGCCGTAGCGGACACAACGCGAACGTATATGTAGATATCTTCGTGGTTTACTCTGATACTGTCTGCATCGGCCCCGACGGTCACGGCGTCGGTTTTCTCGATCGAAAATATGTCGGTTCCGTCATCGGCGGAAATGCGGAAATAGGCGTTTGTGTCGGGATCGAATTGCATCATGCCATTACCGCAGAGAACCCAAACCTCGCCGCCGGTGTGTACGAATTTGGCGTACTCTAGCCCACCGGCGAAAACGGTCGTCGGCGTAGATATCCAGGTAGTATCTGAGGGCGCTTCCGAACCTAGGCCGGACGTCGTTGCGCTCCATCCCTTTGGCGCGGCATAGTCGACGACGGCGCTCTTCGCAAAGTTTGTCGCCGCCGTAAGCGTCGCCTCATGATGCCGCGACTCGTCCCAGATCTTGACATAGTTAGACGCCGAGCGCGTCGTGTTTGTGAGCATGTAGAGCCGACGAGTCGGCAGATTGACGGCGCTATTGTAGTTGGTTACTTCGTCAATCACGTTCGACGACGAGAAGAGGCGATAGACGACTTGAGACTCGTTCGATATCGCCTGAATCATGTCGGCGTGACGGCGAAGGTCTACGTTTAGATCGCTCTTGATATCGTCGGTGTAGTTGGTCAACGCCTGAGACACTTGGAACAGACGAGACGAAAAGGATTGAGAGACGGAGTTGGTCGCAGAGTCGACATCATCGGCATAAGTCACATCATAGACATTCGTGAGGGTGTTGGTGATTGTTCTGACGCGCCGAAACTGAGCCATATAATCACTAGGGAGGGCAGTTTCATTCCCCGTGAATCCCAAAGGCGGGAAAGTGGCAACTTGTCCGGCGCTATTGTACGCATGATAATTCGAGATACTTTCAATAAACTCAAGGCGCGGATAATCGTTAGTACCGCCGACACTCCACGTCTTAGGATTAGAACCTTCGACGAGCTTGAGAATGCGGTTGTTGTATAAATCAATCCAGAAATCGCCCTCTTCGGTTTCGGTGACGACAACGGTTTTTGTTTTATCGGCCTTAGACTGTGAGAGCGCATTTGCCGCCGCGTCGGTGTAATTGGTCGACGCCTGAGCCGCGTTAGCGAGACGAGTCGAAAGCGCCTCAAGTGACGAGCCGACGAACCGCGTGACGCCGTTTGTAGCCGCCGCGATTTCGGAGATAACGAAATCTTCGTTTGCGGTTGGCGCCGCAACGAGCGCCGAAACTATCGACAGACAGTATACAAATGTAAACAACTTCATTTCTCAGCCCTCCCCGAACGGAACAAAAACACCACCAACAAAAATGTAGTCGCCAACATACTCGGCGCCCCAAGCCCTCTGGCGCTCGGAATACGTAAGCACTTCACGCTTATAATGTTGCACCCCGTCAATGATCTCGCTTTTAAGATACACTTCCGCCGGCGTGACCGTCTCGCCGCCGGGCGCCGACGACGCATCAAGCGCCGTCACGCGCAGATCACCGACACGCTCGATCCACAACTGATCCTCACCGCGCTCATCCTGACCGACCGCATAAATCACGACGCCGTTTTTAACCTTGCCGTAACTCTGGAAATGCGACGCGGGGAAAGTGGCAACCCAAACAACGCCCTCTTTAACGCAATCCTTCATCATCGCAACACCGTCCGCGTTCGTTATCCGGATCTTGCATCCGGATATTTCCAGCCCGTCTCGCGACTGCAAACCAATCACGCCAACCGTTCGCGCCGAACCGCACGGAACGTCAAGCGGGATGAATGGCCAACCCGGGTGCGCGCAATTACAATCAATCAAATATCTCGTTACCATCGTCTGAGCTCCTTTCGTTACGTAGGCTCTGAATAACACCAACTAGGCAGCGTCGCCGCGGCGTAGGCCTGAAAGCGAATGTTGTACGGCGTTCCGCCGCTCGCGAGTTTCGCGCCCGAACCATCGAGCAGCGCAGGCGACGTCACGACGCACGTTTTGCCAGTTTCTTTGTCTATCTCGCGGATAAGCCTCTTCTCGACAGTCGAACCGTTCGTAATTTTTTCGCGCATTCCAGCATCAAGTACCGCGACATCCCAACCAATGTCAACCAATGCGTTCGACCCCTCGATCTTAACGAGATTCTTTTTATACCGCAGCTTGACAGTATAACGATATTTCCACTCACCGCCATCGAGCAGCCTTTTTTCGCTGATGGTGCAAAGCAGCGAGCGCGCGGGAAACGATATACCGCCAATCGTTACGGCGTTACTGTTTACCGTACAAAATGCAGTGTTCCAACCGCTCTTTCGAATTTTGTATTTTACAACCTTGGTGAAAACCGGAGAAGGAGTCATTATCTTCGGGACACTCTCAAACGGATCACCGGCGGAATTAAGAACGGGCGTGCCATCCTGACCGCTGGTAAGCTCGATTTCGTCCGTTCCATCATCCCATCCCCATTCCTCGACTCTCGACGCATCACCCGTGCCCTCGCCCGTTTCGATCGTCTGCGGCCCATAGTTGGCCGTAACAATCAGCGTGCGCTTGTCGTTGTCACCGCCCTCCTGCACGTCATAACTCTGGACATACAAACCAGAGTATTGGGGGTGCGCAGAGCCGATCTCGGGAACGCCGCCAAACGAAAGAACTTCTCCGTCCGCGGCCATCGGCGAATCTTGGATTACGACGAAATCTTTTTTGAGCGTAGTGATCCCGCTCGAATCAACCGAGTATTTACGTCCGGCCTTTTGTTTTGACGTAGTTGCCATTAGTCGATTACTCCCATTGTTTCACTGTTGGCATGCTCTTCGGTATTGTCTGCGGTTTTCTCAGTGTTCGCCGCAATGCGCTCCAGGATCGACGTTTGCTTTTTAGTCTCGCTCTGGAGCGACGGCCCTAAAATCTGCAACCGCGTCGCAGCGTTCGAGCCGCCGAGAATCAGATCGTTTGATATGCGAGTCTGCCGCGCGACGTCAAGCTCGCGCGCTGCATCACGCTCCTTGCGCTTGTCTAGCGTAATCGCCGCGTTATTATAAGCGCGCTGAAATTTCCCGATCGCAATAGCTCGATCTTCTAATTGACGCTTGAAACGCTCGGTCCGCCGTTGCTCCTTTTGTTCAAGCTCGGCCGCAACGTCGTCAAATTCTCTGAGCGCCTGGTCCCATGCACTCGACGCACTCTGCAACGCTTCGCTCCACGATCCGCCGCCAAGCTTCGCACCAATGAGCGCCCCCCAATAATCGCCGTAGCGCTTGAGATAGTTCTGGAGCTTGCCAAACCACGTCAGGCATTTTGTAACGGCCAAACGCGCATAATACTCCATATAATTGCCGGCGCGCAGCGACGCCTCTCGAACGCCGCCGGTATACTCGTTATCAAACCAACCACAGACCACGCCAATTCCCTGCAGCCAAATCGACTTTAACTGATTCGCCGCGAATCCCATTGCATCACCCACCGCATCACCGGCGTTGGCCGCAGACTGCGGAATGCTAGGCATTGCAGACACAACAGTCTGGAGCGCGTCAACGGTCGTGTCTGCCGCGTTGATAAGCGGCATCAACTCATAACCGGAACGACCGAAAACCTGCATCGCCGCTTGAGAGCGTTGCGCAACATCAGGGATTTTTCCAAGCTCGTCAATGGTTTTATAAAATCCCTCCATGCCTGAGCGTCCGGTCGTTTTGCTCATATACGCGAACGACCTAGCCAACTGATCAACGCCCATGTTTCGGATTCCGAGCGCCGATAGCGCAGCCGCAGTCTGCGTCAGCTCGTCAACGCTCGTGTTGGTTTTCTGCGCGACATCGGAAAGGCGGGAAAGCTCGTCAACGCCGCCCTTGATCGAGCGAAACGAAAAGTACGCGCCGGCCGCCGCGAGAGCGCCGCCAACCATCGAGCGTATCTGCGCACTCGTCGCCGCAGCTCGATTTTTAACCGAGCCGAACGCGGCCGCCGATTTATCGACGCCGCGTATCTCAAACTGGTGCGTGCTTTTGCTCATCGCGATTCTTCAGGCTCCTTACAGACTTTAGCATTGACAACGCTTCCTCTTCCGCTTCATCTTCGCCGATCGCCGCAGCCATTGCCGGCAACATCCACGCCCTCAAAAGCTCGGACCGTCTCGGCAACTTGATCTCGCCCGAATCACCGCCGGCCCTCCGACACACTGCATAAAGCAATCCCGCAATATCCGCAAGCGCTATCGGCAGCCAGACTCCCCGCGTCCGTTCGCCTTCACGCAAAAACGCCGTCTGCGCAGACTCATCAGGATCGCTCCCCGCTAGGAGAGCAGCCCTATAAAATCCGCGATACCGCGTCCTTCCTCTGGCAGCACTAGCTCTGCGACAACTTTGCGCAACTGTCCGGGCGTCAGGTCGAACGGGTCGAACTTTTCGCCGTTTTCAAGCGTCACATGACTCGCAATAAGCTCGACGCACTTCTCTGCGTCAAGCCTATTGCCAATCATCGCTGCGCGATTCTCATGCACTTCACGCAGCGAGAGACGGCGCCCCTTGAGCGTCGTGTCGCCAAGCTTCAGCGTAAAGTAATCCGCGAACATCGCCATTGCCGCAGCTCCCGTCAAGTACCGGTGCCGTTGCCGGCACCGTTGCCGTCGCCGGCACCGTTGCCGTCGTCGTCGCCGTCGCCGGTGCCGTTGCTGGTGCCGTCGCTGACCTGAGTCTGCGCAGACGCGGCCGAACCGTCAGGGCGAAACGTCACGTCAACCGTCGCCTTACGCTCGCCGTTCCCCTCCTGATCAGGCGCGGCGACCTTGGTGACGATGGCCTTATTGTAAGCTACCGTTTCCGTAACGTCGGAGTCCTGGCCGTTCGAGAGCGTCACCGCAATCGTCAACGCCGCCGGTGCATCCGCAACGGATGGCATCGCCGCGCCCTTGTCGTACAGCGACACGGTAAACTCGTCGTCCTCGACGATCGCGCCGGGAATGAACTGCTTTACCGAATCAGCAAGCGCCGTCACGTCAACGGCTTCCTTCGTCTGACTTTTGGCCGCAGGGCCAGAAGCCATTTCAAAAACGCTCGTCCCGAAAGTCAGCGTCGCCGACTTGATATGAAATCTAGAACCCATTTTATAACCTTCCTTCCTTTAGCTTAATGCCTCTGGCTCATTGTATTCGACGTACACCACCGCCCACTCAAGCGGATAGTGCGAAATGTCATTTTCCTCTCGTCTTATGCGGATAGGATAGGCGCCGGCCTTGGCGTTGCGCACAATGCCGACGATCATATCGCGCAAATCTTCGACGATAGCATTGCCGCCGTTGATCGTTAGACCATTGACGCCGCCCGAACGCTGAACTACAACGTTCTCGATATACTGCTCGCCATCGGCGCCCTTGACGCAACCGGCGACGACCATGCGAACGGTAAAAGAGTCTTCCGACCCAATCTGCTCGTTTTCATCGTCGGCGGCATGTATCCACAAAAACGGAGATTCCGCCTCGCCCGGTATGCCGTTGGCATACGCGCCGACGTTGATCGCGAGCGCGCGACCAAAATGCTCGAAACAATACGTCGCAACATTCGTGGACGCCTGAATCGCCCTCGCAACGTTTTCCATGATTTGACGGTGCGACGTCATTTCCGATTAGCCCCCTCAAATCTTATGTCACGCTTGCCTTGCATGAGCTTGACTAGTCCCGTGTAATATGCGCTCTTGGCCCACTCGTCAAGATACGCATTGACGTACTCCACAAAATACGGATCAATGACCATGCGCTCGTTATGGACGTATGCCCTCGGTATGTCCCTAAGCCCTGCACGGTGCCAAAAGCGCCGCCATTCTGGATCATCGAAATACCGCTCCGCATCCGGTCCGCCGCGCCCCTCCTGAAACGCGCAGGCAGTGTCCGCGAGATAGTCAGGCCAACCGATCACCTGAGCGCCGTTGCGTTTGAACGCGACTATGCAGCTCGCATCCGCGAGCATTCCGCCCATCGGCGCAGAACGGTTGAATTTCGTGCGCAGCGTTTTTGTAAATTCGTCGAAATCCTTGAACTTCGGAACGCCATAAACGCCGCCAGACTTGCGCATTACTTCGACGAATTTCTTTTTGAGTCCCGCACACGCGCGGCCATACGAGAGCCGCCAAAGTTCCTTTGTGTCCTTCTGCATCCGCTTCGCCCAACGCTCGATCTCACGAAACGAAAACGCAAGAGCCACCGCGTTTTTGCCGCGGCCCTTTGTGAAGCTTACGCCCGTATCTGTCAGCGCGTATGCCATTATCTCGGCGCCCTCGCATTAGTCGTGCAGCGGATAACCCAACCGAGAGCAGGGTCGCGTGAAAACTGCTGCACTGATAGTATTGTGCCATCGCTCATTTCGAGAGTGTCGCCTACTACCATGCCGACGCACTCAGCCGGATTGCTGTCGCAAATCACAATCCACGGATCCGCCGCGAACGCTCCGCGCGTCGGTCCCGCAGATTCAGACTGACTTGCGCCGTGCAGTATTGTCGCCTTGAACGAGCCCTCTATATGCGGCGCCTTATCCTGCCGCCACTTGACTAGCTCGGCCATCGGCTCGAACGCCGCGCCACTCTCGAAGATGCAGCCCATTGTCATTCAAAGATCAGGCGTATCCATCCGCCGACACCCGTGCCCGTGAAGCGCATCACTTCGCCGGGCGCGAGATACACTGCGGTACCGAGTGCGTTGGTGTAAGTGTAGCCGGTCTGCGTCCCGCTGAAAACACTGTTTGTAACTGCAATCGTCTCTTTCAGAACCGGCCATCTGTTGGTAGTCGCAACAATCGCCGTGTTCGTCGTGACGTTAACGATTCCGGGATCGTCTATCCAGGATAGATTTGGAAACGTGTTCGTCGAAACTACATGCGTGTACGCGTTAGACGCTATCACCGTGTACTCATGATTCGTATACGTCGAAATCTCAATTGCGTTCGTGTAGACCGGCGCGGAATAAATCGTACTGAGCGCGAGCGTACCGCCAGAGACAGGCGAAAACGCTTCAACGCGCGTTAGCTTTCCGCCCTGCGAAAGCTTGAACGTTCCGCCAGACGTTGGCGAGAAGGGCACTACAACGGCAGCCGCGCAAGCGAGCGCCGCGAACAACGCGAGAGAAGCAATAATCTTTTTCATTTCGTAAGCCCTCGATTATTTTTTTTCTGTCAATCAATCAGGAAACCGGCGCGGCGCAGCTGGTACCAACGCCGCGCCGGTTTGGGTTACTGCCGCAATCAGGTCGCATCAACTGTTACGACCGTCTGCGGATACTCGGTGTATGCAGCCGCGAACTTGCACATGGCGACCGCATCCGAAAACGCCTGAACGGGGCTGAGAAACGCCTCAGCGTCATACACGTTGGCTTTGTTCTCGTCGTCGTACCAGGTGCGCATGTCAAACGGTTTGTCCGCCGCCGCATCCTCAGGGATATATATCGCAGTCCAGCCATAGAGCGCCTTGGATTTGGCAGCGTAGGCGACATTACCCGCCGCATCAGGACGGAGCGCGATAACCGCAACGCAAGTGTCGTAAGTCGTGCCGACGATCTCGGAATCAAAGAGCACGATGTCATTGAAACCAAGGAACGTCGAAACGGCAGCGCGCACCTTGTCAAGATCCGTGAGTATGAATCCCGCATCATTGCGAACGCCGGCGAGATTTACGAGCCGATAGCGAATCTCAGGAATCTCGACGAAATCAAGCCAAGCATTAGTAGTCATGACAAGCGTCGGCTTGCCATACTTGCGCAACGCCTTGGCCTGAATCTGGAGTCCCTTGACAACCTGGTGATCCGCGAGCTCGGTCGCACCGGACTTGCGCGCAGCCGTGAACACGACCTTGAACGCTTCGTCCTCAACCTTATTCCACGCCAAGCGCTGAGCGAGCTCGGCGCCGGCCTGATCAGCGGCCTCGGCAGACGCATAAGCCGCGCCGTCGTCCTCGTAGAGCTTGCCGCGGCCCTCATAGCGGACGGCAGCCCAATTGACGTCCACCATGCTGATGTCCGTACCGCTGAGGGCAGTCCCGTTCGAGCGGCCCTTCGTGCCCTTCGACGCGGTGAGGCCGGCAGGCGCAACGGTCATTGTTCCGCTCTTCTCCGCAACGGGCATGAGCGGAAAGATTTTCGGAAATGCGTAGCCCTTGACGTCAAGCTGCGAGATGGAACCAATCGCCGCGAGATCAGGGCGATCGGCCTTTTCAACTCGGAAAAAACGCTTTGCCATTTTTTAAGGTCCTTTTTTTAGATTGTTATTTTTTGTGGTTCCGATAGCTCGCTCTGAGCTCCGGATACTTCTGACACGCGGCCACATAGCCAAGCGCATCAACCGCCTCGGCAAACGTCGCGAACTTCGCGGCGCTTGAACCGTGCGAGAGTACGGAACCGGTCAGGATGTCCCGTGTTGATTTCATATGATCAAGCTGCTGGCGACATTGCGCCAGGTCCTGATCACGCTTTTCAAGATCGGCTTTGAGCGCGCTCACCGCGCCGACGAGAGCGGCGAGATTCTCAAAACCAGCAGCCTTGACCTGATCCTCGAAATTCTTGAGCGCCTTTGCCGCGTTCGCGCTTGTTTCTTCGAGCGCCGCGACCTGAGCTTTCAGACCGTCACACTCCGCGACTGTCGCGGAGTGCACTGCCGCATCAACTGCGCTCTTCTCAAGCTCCGCGATTCGCGCCTGAAGCACGTTGATCTTCTTCGACGCGCCCTTGTACCGCGCTTCCCAATCGCCGTCGGATGTGGTATCATTCTCACCCGATGAAACGGGTGATTTTTTGGACTGCGACGGCTCTGGTGTTTGCGCTTGAGCTTGCGACGCTGTATCTGGTGTGGCAGGCGAATCGGCCGCCGCGCTCGCAGCGCATGTATCAGTCGTGGCAGGCGCGTCAGGAGCGCCGCCGCTCGTCGCCGCAGCCCTCGCCCTCTCGATCTCGGCGCGCCCCTCGTCGGTCAGCTCAGGAGCATTGATAAATTTCGCCGCGCCCTCGGGCATCTTCGCGAATTTGTGACCGACGATTGAGGCCGCCGCGCGGACGTCGCTCTTTATGACTTCGCAATCAAGGCCGTTCTCCTTGCACTCGTTGCCGGTATACCAAGTCTCGTCGGACATGAGCGCGGAAATCTGCTCTTCCGTGAGTCCCTTGAACTTGCCGCGATAAAACGACATGATCACCGTTTTCATCTGATCGAGCACTGACGCTTGTTTGCGCATCTCTTCGGCGTTGCCAATCGCATAGCTCCACGGATCGTGGATCATCATAAACGACGCCTCTTCCATTTCGATCGCGTCGCAAGCGCAGGCGATCACGGACGCCATCGACGCCGCGATTCCCGTGACGTGCGCGACGATGCGCGCTTTGCAATTCTTGATTGCATTCGCCATCTCGATACCCTGCACCACTGACCCGCCAGGCGAGTTGATTTCAATCTCGCCCTCATCATCCGCCGCGAGAGTCCCAAGCCAGGCCTTGAGCGGCTTGGGCGAATTGTAATCGCCCCATGCGCCGTGATAGTCGAAATCGGCAATCTCGCCAATCAAACTGAATTTCTTTCTCATTCGCCTATACCTCCTTCGCCGTCGTCGGCGTTATTGTTTCTACCGTCGGTGGTGATTTCATTTCCACTAACCGTTTGTAACGCAAGGTGCGGAATCCCGTGCGCCTTGAAATACGCAATTTCCTCCCCAAACGCAAGAGCCTTTCTCTTCCAATCCGGACCCCACTTCTCACGGTACAGAATCGTTCCGTTTTTAAGCCCGGAATTTAGCGCGTTCTGCTCTTTGACCGGATCAAGCGAGCGGTGCGGCGGCCTCTGCCACTTAACGCACGTACGCCGCCAATCGAGCGGCAACGCAGAATCTTGAGGAATCATCCCGCGACGCTGAGCCCAACGCGACCAATTCGCCAGGACCCAATCGAGCACGCCTTTTTCGAGCTTGTGAAATTCGACGTCGAACTCAATCTGCGCGAGTACCATTTCGGCTTGGCTCGCTGAATACGAATTGTCCGCTTTGCCCGTCGCATGAATGGAGCCCAAACCGAGCGCAAATCCGACGCCACGATGCAGCCAATTTGAGAACTCTACAAGCTTGTCGTTCGGATGTTTCGTATCAAGCAGCTCCATCTTGAGGCCAGGCGGCATCAAATCAAACAAAACTCCCGCGCCTCTGATTTCCTCTGTTTCAAGCTTTATCTGGTCCGCTTCCTCCGCCGCTTCCTGAGCCGCTTCAGCCGCGGTTTGGTAATCATCGCTACCAATCGGCGCTTCTGCGTCAGGGTCAAGCTCGGCCGCAATCTCCGCGTCGTTTTTCTCGGCCTCCTGCAAAATCTGGCCAATCTTCTGAGCGCCCATCTTCGCGGCCTGGACCTCGAACCCCTGCATGTCGGTCAGATCTGAAACAGTGCCGAGCCCGGGCCATAGTCTAGAATTGCCGCGAATCTGATTGAAGCGGCCAACGCCGCGAAAGATCGTAAATATCGAATCGCGCCAACGCTGGCCCTCAGGCTTAATTAGAGTCCACGCAGCCCGGTTGCCGTCCGCGTCAAACTCGTCATACGCCGACATGCCGCGTTGACTCCAGGATACTGTAACGCCAATCGTTTTGCCGTTGGCATTTTTTACGACGCCCTGAAACTGCTTTAGCGTCGGGAACCGCTCGGCGAATCCGACGAGATCACCAACGCAATCAGGCTCGAATGCGATCACCTGACCCGTTGACGCCGCAGTAATGTCGTCGTCGAAAACGAGCACGACGTCACCGCCAAGCATTTGCGTTCGGAGTGCGAGCTTGAGCACGTCCTGCAAATCCATGTCCTCGAAATACTCTGCCTCTTGCGCCCAATTCGCGAACGCCATCTCGATTTGAGCGGCAACCGCTTCATATCCTTTCGGAAATTCGAAAACCGCCTTTCCGCCGTCAACCCCCACGACGTTGATCTCGATTTGGTTCAATATGCCCTCAAGCCGTTCGGAGTTACGCGCGGCATTCCTCGCGAGAGCGACGAGCCGGTTGCGCTCGGTGATCGTGAGCTGACCAACCTCGCCAGCAGTCTCGGCCGATATGCGCGGCCGGTTCAACTGATCCGGCCCGTGGACTGTGCGATACCCGCCGCGCGCGAAATAACCCATCTTGCGCATACCGCCCACAATCATTGCGGCAATGCGCTTTTGCGTGTCTCTCGGCAGATCGGAGAACTTAACCCGGAACGACGGCGCGATCTCACGCTTGGCAGCGCGAGCGCTCGTGCTTTTGGATACTCTCGCTTTGGCCTTGGACATGATCAATACCTCGTCACCATTACACGCCTAATGCCGGTCGAAGGTGCGCCGGCGAGACGCCGATTGATTTGAGTCACACGCTCTGCGTAGTCGCTGCGCAGTCTGCGCAGATCATCAAGATCAAGCCGCGTGTACGACTTCGAGCCGCCGCCGGCCGAAATCGTCGCGCTCGCCGTGCCCTTAACTGCAATATCCTGCACGGCCCGATCAATCTCGCTTATCCAAACGAGCAAACGCGCCTTGTTTTTTATCAGGTTGATTCTCAGTTGTGCGCTCATCACGCGTCTAATTTAGCACAACAAAAGCAAAAAAAAATCTGCTCGCGTGAAAAAGTGCCCCGCTCGGGCGCCGCGCTCAAAAAAAAGTGCCCCGTTCGGGTGCCGTCGCCTCTTGCGTATAAAAAAAGAAACGGCGAGATATAGGGTCTCGCCGTTTTTGCCGCTTGCGCAGCGTTCGAATTTGTTTCAATTCACGCCCTTACGGGCGACCGTCCGAAACGGAGTGTCCCGAACGGTTGTAATTATATCAAACCTCGCCGTTGTGAGTCAACGGCGCAACGCCTCCGCCACAATGTCCGCCGGCCGACATTTGCGCTCATCCGCACGGCGCCGCACTTCTGCTGCGTCCGCGGGATAGAGCCTGATGCACTCGGTTGCGCGGGGGCCATCGCCCCACCGCGACGCCGCACCCGCTCTGCCAGCGGCAGAGCGGACGCGAGATATATGCCTCTTGGTCATGGCCGTTAATCCTCCCGCAGTAGGCGACCAACCTTAGACCAATTGCCGCAGAGTTTTGTGTATATTTCCAATTCGGCCGCATCGGGCTCGTTTGGATCTGTAGCAAATTCCATCTCGTCGTCTCGCCACAACTTGCGCAAACGCGCTAGCGCCTTTTGTGGAGTCGCAAACGTGTGAGATCCTGAATATCTATATCCGTTTGATGTAATCAGTTTCCATTTGCTCATGGTAACACTCCTTTCATGCGGCGTCGATTTCGTCCAATATTTTTTTCGCCTGCTCAAAACGATCATTTGCGCGCTCGGTTACAGAGTTGCAACCTGAGTCCTGCTCGTCGATGATTTCGGCCAGGATGTTGCGAACCTCGGATAAATCCGACGCACGGTCAAGGCTGCGGTTGTAGCAACTCCCCATATAGGTGGTTCTGCGTCCGTAATCAAGCAGGGGCTCAAACGCCATTTTGCGATCAACCGATGCTTCCCAATCTTTGATTTCCTCATCGTCCATACCGTCGGTATGTTCGCGTCGCCACCATGGGCAAAGCTCAGACCAATACTCGCCGTAATTAACATTCAATTCGTCGTCTCCGTCTGCGCAAATAACACAGAGATTGCCAAATTCGTCCGAGTCGCATTTGTAAACTCCGTCAAAGACGGTTTTTATTTGCGCGATGTAGGAATCCTTGCTATTCATGGGTTTTTCCTCGCTTGTGGTTTTATACAGGATTGTTCGAGGCGCCCTATCACTACTCTGCATCCTCATATACCGTGCCGTCAGCGTTGTACAAATCCCACATGTCGCACACTCCGTCACGGTCCTCAGCGCTCCACGGCGCAACGTAATACGCCGCCTCGCAATCCCTATAGCCCTCGATGGAGCGGCAGTCTTTGCGGGGGTCGCCGTCGCCGTCGAACGGCGCGAAGTGAGCATATTCCTTATCATCGCCCAATCCACGCTCAAGTATGCACTCGTTTGGCAGATCATCCCATATTGCCGCGATTGTAATGGCGTTGAAGTCTTCGGTGGGCGCGACAACCACGCCATTGTTATAGCCGTCATCCGGCAATGCGTCCCCCTTGTAGATCACAACCGTGCGACGTGCCTCATCATAGCGGGCGGTGAGCCAATCGGCAAGGTCGGCGTCGATTTTGCGCACATCGTCGATGATAGGCGCAACGTCGCACCGCGCCGTAATTACGTCCCAATGATTGCGGTTGCGCTCCGCGTCGGTCTCGTCGCCTACTACCCACATTGAGGCGTTATCACTAGCGATGAGGTCGTGGTGTCCATCTGCGGCGCGTCCGACGTGCAAATTTACGCTATCATCACAGTTGCCGTCGTCATGGACGTGCGCGACGATGGTGTATTCCCCCGCGTCCGTGTAGCGCGTCTCGCCTACTAGCTCGTTATAGTTGCTCATTTTTGCACTCCGTTTCGTTTTTGCTTTTTTGTCTTCGCGCCTTCCGAGGCCCTATCCCCGGTCGACGCCAATATTATAGCATATTTTTTGCTATGTGCGCAAGTGGCAAAATAAAAAAAGTTCGCTTCTTTCCGGAGCGAAAGATTTGCAGTGGAATTTATTGAGGATTTTCTTTTTGGGCCCCCTGCGCAGATAGCGTCTCGGGCGCTCTGTACTCAATCGTTTCTTTCCGTCCGCACCGTCGGCATGCGGCGTAGATTCGCCGGCGGCCCTTGACGATTTTGGATGATACCTTTCGCCACGGATTCCATTGACCACATACAGGGCACGTCTCAACATGTCTGATGATCATAGTCTGTACTTTCCGCGCCTGATTCTGTGCAGGCGCTTTTTGATTTTGACTGTTTTCGCGCGCGGCATCGCATCCGTCGCGACAAATGGACTCGTCAAATTTTCGACGTCGCCGGCAAACGGCTCGACATTAGTGTCTAACGTCCCCTCTGTCTCGTCAGCCGCACCATCATACTGAGCCGCGGCGACAACCGCCTGATTACGCATCGGGTCAAACAAATCATCCTGATGCAGTTTGTGCGGCGCGATCTCGTCGCCGTTAGGCTGCACCTGCTGCACCGGCGACGTGATAACGCCATCAATCACCGCAGATAGATTGTCATAACAATGATACCACGACGCCAACGCAAAACAACCGGTCAGGCAGTCGCAATAGTGGTTATCTCCCATCGTCTGCCAATCCCACGCCGTCAACGTCTGGCGGCCTCTGGTGACTGTATATTTACGCGTCAATTTCTCATTGCAAATCTCGGTTGCAAATTCAAAATGGCGCGTCGGATCGGAACCGTAGAGCGATAGCGAACCGGCCATCAGCGGCGTCTCTAAAAATCCGCTCTGCATTATCTCGCGCCAATATGGGGCCATCTCCGCCAGATACTGCCCATACTGCGAGCGCGTCGCAAAAACATGGTCGCCGCGCCTCAAAGTATCCTTTTCGCGAACGCCGAATTTGTCCCATGGAAAGCCGCGCATTGCGACGAGCGGAAAGGGCAGCGGCCGCGTTTTGCGCAGCACAAACAATGCACGGTGTATCACCGCCGGCAGATAGCCGCGATCGAAACCGAACGCTGTGACCGGCACGCGCCGATTTTTGGAATCGCGGAACTGTATAGCCGCGACCTTATCAACTACGGCGCGAATGCCTGCGGCAACAAGCCGGTTGCGCACAAGATCGGAACTGTTAGGCGGCACAAGCGGCCCCTGACTTGGGAACCGCCCATAATTAACGACCGCCGCCACACGGTGCGGCCCGAACGCGACCGCCGCCCAGGATAGGCCGCGATCCTTCGTGATGTTGACATCGCAGAACACCACGACGGAATCTGTGCCAGGCGGCAGCACGTTCGGCGCCGCGCCGTTTAGCCGCTCCGCAACCGTGTCGGCATTGATCTCAAGCTCCGATGCGGAATCGGAAACTTTCATCATTATTTCGGCATCGAATGCAACCGCACCGAGCCGGGCACGAAGATTCAAAATGTGGTGTACGGCGTCAACCTCCATCGTCTCGTCATACTGTTGCGGATCAAGTACCACAACGTCGGCAAACTTGTCGCGATTAGCTTTGTACCATTCCGTCGAACGAGTAAAACGCTTGTCATGCGCCGACGAATCATCTACGTACTGCTCGCAAAATTCGAGAATCAGCCGCGACCAATTGGGGCACTTGCGAACTACGAACGGCTCGATCGTCACATCCCACTCAGGATGCTTCGAGCGCGAACACAATTCCGTCGCGACGTCGCCAAAACATTGCGGCGTAATCGACACGAATGCAGAAATCATGCGATCATGCCCGGCCAGCATGAGCGCGTCGTGATGGATATAATTAACAACAGATTCGACCATCGCAGGCGAGTGCGCAATCTTCTCAGTTTGCGGATCGTCAAGAATAAGGAAGTCCGGACGCTGTCCGCCCTCGTTAGCTCCGCGCACCGCGCCGCCTATGCCGACAGACCCGACGATTGCACCGCAGCCATCGTCAAGCGGACGCCCGTTGTCGTCGCGGCACATCGGCAATACTATTTGGTCGGACGCCCATTCGACGTCGGTTGCCGCGCCGTGATACGTCTGCGACGCCGTGCGCTGCGACACGTCGCCAAGCGCCTGAATGGGAACGGCAACCGCCGGGAAGTCCTGCAATATGGCCTTTGTGCGGGACAGAAGTTTTTTAACGACTTTTAGATTTTTCTTCGCGAGCTTCGCCGTCGCCGAAATGATCACCGGATACCGTCTGTGTCCGTAGAGTATCGCCCAGGTGATTGCACAGTATACAATGATCGTCGTTTTGCCCGTGCCGCGGCCGTACTGCTTAACGGCTTGGCCGCCGTGCAATATCGTCTCCTGCACGTCGTGGATTAACCCGTTTTTAATGAGCTCCGACGGCCTATGCTTTAATACGCGCCGGCAATAGTACCACATGAACCGTTCCAAATCGTTACGACACGACTCTTTCAAACGCGGGTGACGCGGCCGCACGTTGAAATCACCAACCTCGTTATGTCGTGCTACGTGTGCCGCCACACGTTCCGCCACGCTCTTCGGCCCCTGAGCTTTCTTCTGCGCGATCCTGAGCTTTCGGATGGTGACGGCCTTATAAAACGCCGTCAGCTCGTCGGGCTCCATCTTGCGCCCGATCGTCGCCTCAACGCCGTACCGCCCAATACCCTGCCCGGCGAGCGCGCGAATCTGCTCAATGTCCGTCATGCTTTACTGCGCGACTCCTTCCTCTTTGCTAGACACGATCCACCTAAACACCCACCACACCCAAAATGCCCACCACACCTCGGTCGGATTGGCTGTAACGGGGACATGTTTTCTTTCTATGCTCACAAGCTCGGCGTTCGGGAACTGCGCCTTGATGCGTTTGGCGATATAGTCGATATCGCCCTCTGTCGGCTCTTCGCCGCGTTTGTACCGCACCCAAACGAAAAGCTCTCCGCCGTAAGGCCCTTCGCTGGATAAAGTCTTCAATTCACACAACCCCATGGTCACACCTCAGGTAATGGCAGCTCAACGCAACGGCCGTCGCGATAGCAACGACACGACGGATTGCACGGCGAACAATACGCGCCCAATCTGCGAACGCAGACTTGACGTTTCTCGTTCGCATTGCGCACTACATCACGTTGCCGCCCGATTTCCTCGCGTCTGCGCGCTTCACACACCAATGCAGGATCGCGGCCCTCGATAGAGACGCACAATCCAGCATTCTTCTCGCGACTGAGCGCGTTGACGCTTTCGGCCATATTAAGCAGGATCCGCGTCAGGTATATCGCGCACTCATGGGCGCCCGTTTCGCAGTTGCCGATTATTTTATTTTTCGGATTGCCATAGCCAACCAAAAACTTAACGCCACTCGACACACTGTATACATCAACGCGGCAGAATGCGACTTGATCGCGATTCATGCGACGCTCAAGCCGCCGATCCTGAGCCGATTCATCCGACGATTCATGCGCTTTTGAGCCGGACCGGTTCTCGATCCAATGCGTGACCGCCGCGAGTTGGCGCAGAAATTCGACGGCCATCGAGTAGACGTTGTAATCGTCGCCCGAACTGAGCAGGAACGTCGGCCGATAGCCGCGCGATTCGCAGAACTCGTTTGCCCTCGCGAAAAGCGCAGCGACCTCCGACAATACGAGCTTGCCGTTTGAGTCCAGAATGCGGACGAACTCAAATTTTATTTCAGGCAGGTGCGACATCCATGCGTCGCCGTCGCCCGATACTGGTATTGTGATTCTCATACTTTCCCCCTCACCTGATACGACGATAGGATCATCTGCTCGAACCTGGCGTTATTGTCTCGCCACATCAAAAACAACCTCGCATTTTCGGGGGTTGTCCTGCGCATATACGTCTCGTCGCGACCGTCGAACACAACTTGTTTCCAACGTGGAATCAACTTCTCTTTAATCTGAGCGCGCTTCGCAGACGCCGACATTTTGCCGTCGGCGCCGTGACGCCGTTCGCGCCGGCGTTTTGGATACGCCGCGCGTCTTTCCGGATCGGCCATCATCTTGCGAAACTTCGCCCGTTGCAGTTCCCGGCTCTTTTCGACGTCAGCATTGTACCTCGCCCTCGCCTGTGCGTTCGTGCGTTCGCGCATACCAGGACGCTTCCGCCTCTTGCGAAAATAATCGGCATACTGTTTCCTTCGAAACGGATTGGACAAAACATCGTCTTTGTACTTGCGGCGCCGTGCTTTCCGCTCGGCAGGCGTCATCTTGCAAACGCCGTTGAGACAGTGTTTCCGAATCCCCTCGATTTGTGCCGCCGTCAGTTCTCGCGATTTCATTTTTTGACCCTCTCCTTGTCGGCGTTAATCCATCGACGATACTCTTTTTCCCATTCAGTCAATGACTGACCATAATAATACATCGAGACCCCGTTGAACTTTATCGCCACGTCTACGCCGCCCAAACAGTTTGACAGCTTCGCGCAATCTTCAAAAGCTTGGTCGATAGGCGTTCCACCCAACACCACCGCATTAACGAATAAACTCATCGTCTGATACCTCCATTTCCTCATCATCCTCCAGCGCATTGGCAATCCGCTCTAAAGCGTCAGCCGCACGTATGCACGCGCTTAAGGCATCACAAATCAGAAACACACTAACAGTCCCGGCGAGCACAACGCCCGCAATCAACAACACTCCAAAAACTGTCGTCATAATCACACCTCCAAACCGCATTCATCAACACGCGCCGCGAGAATATCGCCCGATTTCCATTGCTATGAGCTCACGCGAGCAAGCGTCAATGTCGTCCATGTACCGGCCTCCCGTATTCAGCGCGTGAAACTTGCGCAAACTCCTGAGCCTTTTCACGGTGCACGAATCCAAATGCGGTTTTTCCAACCATGCTTTTACCATGTCATTGCGCGACATACGAACCTTTACCATCTTCCGATCCTTTCGTTTTTTCAATTTCTTCCCTCAGTGAATGCGCCTCGCCGCGAATATGCGCGACACGGTGCGACAGCCAGTCCGGCAGCTCGTGCCGAAAGAGCGACTGCGCCGCGCCCTCGACCTTCTCAAGCGCGACGACCAACGTTTCAAGATCGTACCCATACGTCATCGTTTCGCCTTTATCGGTTTTAGCCATTGATTCCAAATCGCGTCCGCGATATGCGCGATCATCACCGGCGGGACGCACATACCGGTCATGAAAACGGCTTGACTGGACGTGCAATCATAATCAGCCGGGAACGACGAAACCCGGATCCGCTCGACTCTGTTGATAAATCTCGGGTAGTCATACAACCAATGTTGATTACACGCGCACAACGTCTGACAAATCAACTCGCGGTGCACCAGCGCCGAATTAAAATAAGAGTCCCGCCCCTCAGTGCGCTTGGCGACGTCGCCAAGAGTCATGTCGCCGGCCTTCCTCTTCGACCACAAATCAAAAAAACGCGGCCCCATTCTCCTTTCGCGATCCGTTTCGTCGATAACTTCGCCCCACAAAATAGGCGACTCGTCAACCTCGATTCTGAGCGTCGGCAGCTCCGCGAAATCATTGCGCAGGCCGATGAAAAACGCGCGTTGCCTATGTTGCGGCACTCCCATGCGCGCGGCATTAAGTAGAAAAATCTGCACACGATATCCCGCGTCTTTCAGGCGCGATACGATTTCACGGCAATACGCTTTAGCATTGCCCCTGAGGATACCGGCGACATTTTCCAGAAGGCACACGCGCGGCCGCAGCTTCGCAATCGTGTCGCAGTAAACGAAAACCAAATCGTCAAGCGTCTGTTTTTCCTTGCCCTCGTGAAAATGCTTTTTCTTTCCCCAAGACTTTTCACGTTGCCCGGCCATCGAGAACGTCGTACACGGCGGCGAACCGTCCAACACATCTAGATCATAGAGCGCCGCCGGGAGATCGTCACGCCGGTTGAACTGCCTCAAATCCTCGACATACAACATATCAGGGCGAAGATTGCGCTTGTACACTCCTGCAACATTCGGGTCAATCTCCACGCCGCCTAGATGGTGGTATCCTGCTAGTTTATAGCCCATGCTCGACCCCCCCCCGCAAATGAAAGTACCGAACACGGTAGATCCGTGAGGCTCAATTCCGGGCGCGGGGAATCCGTCGGCCAACCGCCACCTATACGCGAACCTATGCCCTTGCATTGATAACCTCCATGAATGCAACCGACAGATCCTCAGAACGTTTGCGCAAATACTCTGTCGCTCGCTTGAAATCAGCCGACGAAAGCGCGATCTTGAGCTCGACGAGTTTCACCGCATTATCGGCCGCCGTCTCGCATTCCGCCGCAGGCGCAGCCGGCGACGATTCCACAACCGCAATCAGCTCGCCGATTTTATCGGCGCCAACCCACTCTTCAAGAGTCTCGCGATCGTACTTTGCAAGCAGCTTGTCAGCGTCGAACTTGCCGTCGTTAACGTTTGCCACGACAACAAACTCGTTTCTCTGATCCTCCGACATCGCCGTTACATCCTGGAACCACTCATCAGGGACTTCGGCCGTCTCGCCATAAATGAGCTTGAGAGCCCGGAGACGTTTGTTGCCCTGCATTACTACGCGCTTGCCAGCGGGATGATCGTTAACATACGCGATTCTGTCGGCGGTCAGGCCAAGCGGATTTTTGCGAACAAACCGCACGATCTTATCAAAGGCCGCGTCCGTAATTTCCTGCGGATTGTCAGGATTTTCAACAATCTCACTCAGCTTCATATTTAACGCCCTCCCCAATGAGCGACATAAACGCCGCGCCCATGTCCTCTGAATTTATCTCATCGAGCCGCGCGATCGCTTTCGCTCGATCGTTGGCAGTAAGCTTGATTTTAAGCTCCATCACATCACCAAACTCGGCCGCATCAACCTCCGTGTTTTCCGCCACATGCTGCACGGCAGGCAAATCGGCCAGAATCGCAGCAACGTCAACGTCGTCCATAAGCCGCGCAAGTTCTTCCTTTGGAAACATTGCGACGAGCATATTCGCAACCCACTTGCCTTCGACAACGTTCATTGTGACAACGTACTCGTCACGCTGCTCTTGCGACATTGCGGTTATATCCTGGAACCAATCGCCAGGAGCCGCGAAGTCGTCGCCATAAATCCGCTTCAGGACGCGCAAGCGCTTATTCCCCGAAAGCACGACATACTTACCCGCCGGATGGTCCGTAACGTATGCAATGCGCTTCGCCGTAAGACCAACCGGCAGCCGTTCGACCTTTTCGACAAGTCGATCAAACGCTCTGTCTGTGATAGTCTGCGGATTGTCCGGATTCTCGGCAAAATCCGAAAGACGCATCAAACTCTCGATCTTATTCTCACTCGTCATACCGCACCCCTTAAAACTGCACATCTCCAACGTCCGCAGCCTCACCGTCGCCAGGAGCCGCAGCCGTCGCCGTTGCACCATTAACGACCACCTGAGCCGGCGACACCGGCACAAGAAATTTTGTTGCGCCCTGCCGATATTCAACTTTGAGCGGCCAATACTTTTTTTTAGATTCGCCCTTTGAAACTTGCGCCGGCCACATCGCAATGCGCAGCTCGACGCCGCTTATCTGGATTTTACCCGTCGCAATCGGGTACTTGTCACCCTTGCGCTCAGATTCCTCATACAACGCGCCGCGCATCTCCGAATCATACTCTTTTTTAGATTCGCTCATTTCTCATTACCTCCTTTTGTCATGTCGACCCACACCTCATGGGCACATTTTGCCTCAATGAAAGCATCGCGAAATATCGCCTTGCCGTCGCGTCGCATCGTGTTGACCGTTTCGGCCTTAGCGACACGCGCAAGGTACAATCCCCACAACCGATCATGCACAACACTGGCACAGTTTTCGGCCGCAGACTTGTTTTTTAATTTCCCCTCCATACCTTAACCCTCCATTCATTTTTCGTTAGTCAGTTGATTCCGCTCACCTTTGCCGTTGTACGGGGCGGTTCATTTTTTTTTCGTCAGAACCTACCCCGGGGGCGCCCTACGGACACATTCCACCGCCGCAATCTATCCCGTTCGCGCTCATCCTCACGCAATACAAAAGCCTTAAGTTCCTGGCCATAACGCTTAAGCCACTCCACCATGCGACCAGACGGCTTGCAACGCCCGACAATCCCCTTGCCAAGCTCATACCGCAAAAACATCACCTTTACCGCATCACCTTTACCTCGCACTATGCAGCCGCATGAATACTGCCGCCGATCCTCAGACCAAACCGGCGTGATCACTTTGCGATACAACCGCTCACCAATTGACTCGACGTTGCTCATAAATCAAAATCCAACCCTTCTGTCAAATCATTATCGCCGGTATTTTCTATACCATCTTTTTCTTCACACGCAAAAAAGTCTGTTTGTGGGCGCGCGCGCGCGTACGGTGGGTTAGGTGCGTTTTGAGCGCCGTTTTCGAAAAACCCTCCCGCGCCCGTTGTACTATAGGGACTTTTCGAAAATGACCCTTTAGAATCCACCAACCCACCGCCAAGCGACCCTACAACGGCCTCTCCGCGAGCAGTCAAACCGGTAAACTCATAACGCGTTTTACCTTCGAGAATGCGCGTCGTGAAATTGAATATGGTTGCGAAATCCGCCTCAAACTTTTTGATCGTCTTACCGATCCTGCGCGCCCCGAAAATCGTTTTAGTCTTGTCATCTACCTCATCTGAATCAAATTTTGCAATTATCATGTCGGCCATTTCTCCGGCCGTAAAACCAAGATCGCCAATTTTTTTCTGGGAAAGCAGAACCGCAACAATCTCCTTTGCAATCATATCATTCATCAGCGGCAGTACCGATTTCTCGATTTCCGCCGTGGACAATGCCCTGATCGCCTCAGCCTCGCACCCCATCGCGCGGCCGCACCTAACTGCGAACTCTGCAAACTCAGGATGGCGACGATTGATATTTGCATCGACCTCGCCCTGATCCGCAAGCGCCGCCGCAAGCGTCCGCAACACGAATGTCATGTACTCTTCGCGGTGCGCCATGTTGTCGGCCTTGAGCTCCGCCGGTCCCTTGGAAACCTTTGGGCGTCCGACCGTCCCGATCTTAATGATACGGTCAGGCAATCCGCCGCCCTCGCTCGTAAAAACCGCATTGTTTGATGTGAGCGCAAAAAACGCCCTTGCGTACAACGTAACGAGCACATCAGTTTTATATAGCTCGCGCGTTTTGTGTGTGCCGCCCGTTGACGCAACCTGAAAATCATTGTCCGCCCACGATATTTTCGTGTCGAAATTATCGAAGATTTCGAATCTGCCCTTATCAATGATGATCCAGAAATTCTCGGCGCCCTTGTCGCCCCTCTCCATTTTGTTGTACGAATCATCAAGCTGGCCGTTCGTGCGAATGCCTAAAAACTGTTTCATGCCCTGCAACAAAAACGTCTTTCCAGACCCGCGCGGCCCGTTGACGAGAAGTATTGGTTTGTTCTGGTCGCACATGAAAAGGTTTAGAAACCACAAGCGGCAATTCATCACATCGGTATCGCGTTCAAGCGACGCATGACGAAACAACATCGAGTGTACGAACGGATCGAGCCCGGGTCCGTCCTGCAACTTAAACGGCATCAGCGTTGCGCCGCGTAGAAATACAACGCCGTCGGTGCCGTTCGGAACATCCTCAATCTTGTTGGCGGTAACTTTGTACATGCGAGAGTCGCCGTTGCTTACATAGATTGCATTTCCGACTCGGTCCCATTCTTTCGATGGCCTGACTCGTGGCGTTATGTCTTTCGCCATCGTCATATCTTCAATCAAGGCCATCATGAATTTAAATATCTTATTCTCGCGGCTGATATTAACTTCCGTCGCGAGAAATGATTGGAACTCGTTTGATTGAATGTTGTACAGTATGCCATCAACGCCATCGAAATAGAGCGACGTGGAATACATCGGATTATCCAAATCCGCAAAGAACTTGCCTCGCGAACGTAACCACGCGAGCGCAAGCAAACACGACAATTCCGTTCGCTGAGGATTGGCCAACTTAAAATGCCGGTCAAACGACATCATGCAGCCGATTGCCATCGGCACCATACGACTCGCAGGGCACTTGACCGGCTCATATGACGCCATGGACACAAACTCGCCGAACGTCTCAGGGTGCGCGCTCTTCTGCCAACCCTCAAACTGTATGGCGTCACGGCACACATTAAGGCGCGCAATCCGTTCGGGGTCCATCTGGAAATCCACCTGATACCATTCACGATTTCCCAAGGGGGCGCGGGGGCACGGCCGGCCGAATCGCCCGGCCTCTCCCATCGTCCCGCGCCCGTCCTTTATTCGCGCTTCCTCTCCGCTTCCCTCCGCTTCTGGCTTGTCACCTGGCATGAGTGATGCGGATTGACGCGCCTCTTTTTGGGCGCGTTGGAGGTCGATTAAATCGGCATCCTGAAAATTCCACTTCTCCGGCCAATCACCAAACGAATCAACAACGGCTTTCAATGCCGATTTATCGACCGTCCTATGCGCGAGCTCCATCGCGTCAACCCAATCGGTAAAATCTTTTACACGCTTTGTGACACCTTGCTCGAGCTCCACATCAGGCATTACGATCTTGCGTATTTTGCCCTGATAGCCGTCCGCCCTGAGCTTGCGTTCGACATCGCAGGCGTGACGCTGACCTACCGCAAACGGCTTTTCCTCGCCCGTCTTTTTGTCCTTTACCGTCTCGGGGTCCTTGTCTGCGATAATCAGGATCGACGGAACGCCCTCAAAGTATTTACCGAATCCCTTTGACCACTTCCCGGCACCCTTGGCGTTACACGTCGCCGCAATGCCCAGGCGCTTGATAACTGTGCAGACGTCTTTTTCGCCCTCACAAATAATCACCGGCTTCCCTGCCGCCGCCGCTTTGCGAATGTACGGCAGTTGATACGGGATATACTCTACACCCTGCGACGCAACGCCGAACGTCCAACCGCCCTTGCCATCAGGCGACTGCTGCACAAACGTTTTACCGCCTTTTGCGTCAGTATACACGCGCCGATCAACGCGAAAGACGATTGCGCCGTCCTCGCGCTTATACGTGTAATAACAAACGTGTTTCGATGGCCGCTTTTTACGCGCTGCAAACGTCGGCCCTGCAACCTTCTCGGCAGGCGTCGCCGCATCGCTCGATTTTTTGCCCGTGGCGGCCTTCGGCGCTTTCCCCTTGCCATTTCCCTTGCCCTTGGCTCCAACGCGCTCTGGCATCAGATCGCGCGTCCTGAGCCCCAACGCCGCGACAATATCCGCCGTCGTGCAGCCGGCGTAGCATTTGACCAATATCCGCCCGTCCGCGCCGACGTTGACGTGCATCGACGGATTATGATCGTCGTGCCCAGGACAACACGCCATCCAACCGCCTTTGCCGTCGGATGTGACGCCCTCAAGCTTCGCAAGAAAATCGTCAATGCTCATTTTTCCGCTCCGCCAAATGCCTAAATCTGACTTCTCGCGTGACATACGGCGACCGGCCTAACGCTTCACGTATCAGCGTGAAGCGCGTCAAATGCCGAATGTGCCGCATACGCACAACTATACGCCGAATGCTCATTTTCCCGAACCCTGCAAAGAATCCTCGATCTCGCATCTGTCGGTGTACAACGGCCGAAATTCACAATAACGGCACTTCTCCGACACATTGCCGAACCCCTTGAAACCTTCCCAATGTCTGCAATGCTCTGATTCGCCCGTCGGAGCGTAATTGTTTTTTATATTCTGCATCCCCATATCAAACCCCCTTGCTATCGAGTTGCTCGATCCGCTTTTTGAGCGCCCCGAGCTTGCCCGAAAGAGACCGATTCAAACCCCGAAGTCTGTTTATCTCATCCCTGAAATGATGTGCGTCCGCATACTCGGCGGCAAACGCCCTCTTAGCCTGATCCAGCCCCCACTTTGCGCTAATTCCTCTTGCGCACTCTCGCCATTCTTTTATAGTCACGTCAAACCCCCTCACTCTGCAATGGTATTGAGCCGCGAAAACACCGTGTCGAAATCCTCGCCGACCTCGATACACTGCTCGACAAACTCCTCATATTTCTCGCCATTGTTTCCGCCGAAGTAAATCCATGTCGTGCCGGCCTTTTTGTCAGCCGTCTCGATACGTTGTACCATGTCAACGTTGACCGCGATTTTCACGCCCTTGCGTGCCGCGAGTGTGAAACACCTGAATTTCATTGTTTAGACCTTTCCATTTTTGTGCTTATGCCCTCGGCACCGTGCCTTGGACGAAATCAAAATCGGCCAGACGTCTCGTCTCTGGCCGGTGCGAGTCCTAGACCACTACGCCTGGTAATGTCCAAACGGCGCGCGCTCGGCAGCGAATCCGCCGCTACGCCGCAAATCACGGACAGGCGTTGATCACGTCGCACACGGGCGCAGCGGATCAACCGCGCCTTTCGGTCCCCGTGATTTTTTATTGGAGCGATCATGTTGATTGGCACATGCGTACAATATCGAACGCCCTGTCAATATCCGCCTCGATGCGCGCGGACAAAAAATAATCAAATCCGTCCGCGTCTCTGACCTTGACTATTTCCGTTCCATCACAGTAATCGGTCAGCTCACGCCTCACGTCGCAAACGTGCGAGAACGATACAATGTTTCCACGCCGCGCAACGGCCAAAAAAACCTTCTGCCGCTTGTTGTCAAGCGTCGCCGTGCCAATGTACGCCGATCCAGGCCTAAACATAATATCCATCATGCCGCAGACTCCTTCCCCTCATAAATTGCCGCGCCGTTTTTATCACGCTCGACAATCCCCTCGTTAGGCATACCCTCGCCATCCTCGATCGCTTTCAGAACGGCGTCAACGCGATACATCATCGAGCCGTTGCGCGTTGTCGCAAATTTACGGCAGTCTGTAGGGTGCCGCACCGCAAACGCCCTTAACCAATTTTCGGGGACGTCCGCGACCTCTGACACGATCGCATCTTTGCTGGCCCACTCCTTGCGCGTCGCCAACATCATGCCGCACCCCCGTTGCAACGCTCGCTCGGGATAGTCTCACCAACACCGAGTCCGGGCAATGTCGCCGCGCTCCGACATACCGCCGTAAGTATCGCTATTGACTCGCTCATGCGAGACCTAAAATTTGCATCAGCGCGCCGCGCAAGCTCCTGCGCTACGTCGCTCGGCACACCGCGCAGCAGTATGTCACAACCTTTGTCTTTATCGCTCATAAATCACACCCTAACCGCGGAACCGCACCGCAGGCCGTCGGCAGAATAGCGGACGCCACTCGGCGACGTTTATTTTTGCCGCTCAGTGTTATAACACTATCTCCCCAAAAAAAGTCATTCAGCCTGAATGACGTTTTTTTTGCGGAGCGCTCGACCTTCGAAAGAACCTCGGCAACAGATACACCGTTTTTCGCCGCAATTCTTTTCGCGATCTCCACCATCTGGAGCGACGCCCTACTTTTTTTCATGCCTCGCCCTCCGCGCCTTTTGATTCTCGACGATCGTCAGCTCGGTAAGCTTTACGACGTCTCGGTATTTCTCCGCGACCTCTCCGTTCGCGTCAAGAACGCCAACCGTTCTCGCAATATTTTCAACGCCGCGCCACATCAAATCAGAGATGGACATTTTTCCGTCACCGGCGACCACTGCGCATGTAATCATCGTTATCGCCTTCTTTCGAGGCGTTACAAACGCACCCATGAGCACATTTTCCGGCCTGTGCTTACCGGAGCGAGAACCACGATTGACGCTAGATTTTTCACCCTTCATAGCGCAGCCCTCCAATCTGATTTGCATACATCACAACCGTTGCCCTTTCCGTTTTTGACTTGCCCTGATAGCGACGTGCCACCAGCGAACGCCCGTATAATATCATAATGTTATAACACTTGTCAATGGCTGGTATATTATAAAATCTGAACACGTGATATACTTGACTTGCAATGCCTAGGCCCTTTTACAAAATCATTTTCATCGCGGCGCTCGCCCTCGCCGCGCCGTCCGCCTGCGCTGCGACTTGGCAGATTTCCGAAACGGTGGACGAGATTTCAGACGAGCTTTCGTATTTAGTCCACGCGCCCGGCTCAGTCGTTCGCACGTCTGAATACATGAGCTACCGCCCTGAGCTCGTCGTCAAGGTGACGCCCAAAGGCTCGACGAACGCCGGTGGCATGAAATACGTCGGCGACGTAATGATTCAGATCGAGACAGACGGCCTCACCCGCGGCCAATGCGAAATCACAACGCGCTACAATCGGGATTCCCCGGCAACGGAAATCTGGACTACATCGAGCGACCGCCGAGCAGCGTTTTCGCGCGATTGGAAAACGACGATTTCAAAACTCGCAGTCTCTACGAATCTGACCGCACGATATACCACCACACTCGGCCGCACACGAACAACGACATTCAACGTCGCGGGACTCACCAACGCGCTAAAGCAGGTGAAAGCGCTCTATTTCGCGCGCCACAAAAAATGAACGCATGTGTGCTAATCTGTGGGGACTCGTTTTTCGACATGCTCGCGCAAGCCCGTAAAACCCGAATATTCGCGCACATTCCGAGCGCCAAAAAAGGTTCGACTCCCCTTATCTCCACC